GGCTTCGTCTGCTCGTGTAAAAAAACGCTGTGCGTGTTTGGCTCGTTAAACCCTTGTGGGTGTTGGTTTTTGTGTCGTTCGCGTTCGGTTTTTACTTGTTGTCCGCGTCGCGCATTGCATGGCTTGCAAGCCGGCACGAGGTTGTCCATGCTGTTGGCGCCACCTTCAACAATGCTTAGTACGTGGTCGGCTTCGGTTGCTACGTTGACGCCGCACCAATGGCATGGTGGGTTGTCTGCCAGTAGTCGAGCACGATTCTTTTTAAACTCTGTTTTGTTTCGTGTTGCGCTGTTTAGGTTGGTGGCCATGCTCACGCGCCTTCGGCTTGTGCTACCGCGCCCGCAGGCGGGCTTGCTAATGGTCGGTGTTGGTTAGTCATTGTGTCGGGTCCAAGTCTGTTGTGTTTGTTTGTGTGTATGTTATGTGTTTGTTTGCAAAGCCTAATGCGCTTAAGCCCCACCCACGGGATTGCCCTAACCCGTACCCACTTACTAAGTCTTGCGTGATTATGTTTACACGCTGCCACGCCATTGGCCCGGTCACTTCGTCGCGCATGAATACGGGCATAGCGTTCTACCTACGTTGCCGTATGTTCCCAACTACCGTGCAACGGGCTTAGGGCTTGGCTAGTCGAGCGCTTACGTGCACGCTAGAAACTTAATGCTTATCGGTTTCGCTTTAAGCAACGTCGTTAATGCTGTAATCCTTGTGGATTGTGCGCGCCCAAATGTCGTTAGACAAATGTTCGCTTGACCAACGCAAATGCTGCACTACTTTGTCCTTGCCGAGGTAGTCAACTTGCATAAGTTGCATTTCCTCAATGAGGCGCACCATGCTCGTAAGTAGTTCTACCTGTTGTTGAAGGTTCATTTGTCCTGCCTCATTATCACTAAAACCGTGGCCCAAATGCCAAGGCAAATACCAATTATGTTAAAAGCGACGTATCCCATTAGTCCGCCTTGCTACTTGGCAAACCTTTAAGAGCGTCAATCATCTGCGTGGCCTGTTCCGGGTTAAGCGTTTCAAGCGTCACGGCGTCGCTGTCAAGTGTTACGGCAATGTAGTCGTGTAGAGCGGCTTCGTCAAAACCTGCACCCTTTGCCAACGACTTAATGAAATACACCTGTTTTTGGCTTGCTTGCTTAGGGTAGGCCTTAGCGAGTCGAGCGTCTGTTTCTGTTGGTTGGTCCTGTCGCGCTTGCACTTCGTTTTTGCTTGCAATGGCTTTGCTAACACCGCAACCCATATAGCCAAGTGCACGGCCCAACGCGCTAGTCATACCTACCATGAATTCGCTGTTTTTGGTGTAAGGCGTTTTGCCGGGGTAAGGCTCGGCAGCTGTCGCAATGCTTGGTAGCGGGTCTGTTTCGTCGCGCCAAACGGTCACGGTGCAACGGTAAAACGTTGAGCCGTCGGGCATGGTCACAACTTCGGCATTTGTTTCTTGTATGCGAAGGTTGGGCCAGCGTTTCATTGCTTCGGCCAAGCGTGTAGGAACATCTACGTAGTTGTCAATGTTAAAAGCCATTTCGTCGGGTCCTTTATGTCGGGTTTATATTGGGTTTGGCAACGTATCCATTGGGTGTAACAAAGTTTGTGGGGTCATAAAGCACGGGGCTGGCATATGTTCGGCCCAACGTGTTGGGTGCCATGTTTCGTACAATGTTTGCCAACCGCGCAACTCTATAACGCGGTCAACCGGGTCAAGTGTGGCAAGTATGTAAATTGCGGGTTTGTCGCTTTCATGGGTTAACAAACAACCGTTACCGCGTAGCGTGCTTCGAACTTCATAACCGCCAACGTCGTAATTGTTTTTGTTGTATTGAGTGTGGCCCCAATCTATGCGTAGGTATTTTGCTAACGCCATTTCACCAATGCACCCAACCTTCATTGCTTTAAGGCTGTCCGGTGGGGTTAAACCGTAGTTGTGTTTAGCGCCGGCATTTTCTGCCCAGTCAATACGCAATTGCGCGACTGCATACGCATAGTTTATTTCGTTTTGCGTTAACCGTATTTGTGCCACGGTTAGCCGCCTAACGCTTCAATTGCTTCGCTAACGGTTTGCCATGCAGCTTGTTGTCCGCTTAGGTCTAGGTCAACGGCCAAGTGTTTTAGCCGGGCAATAAGGTCGGCGTGTTTTGGTTTGTATGGAATATGCGCGGGCCTGCAAATTTCGTCTAACAAGTTTTTAAGTACCGTTTGGTGGCGGTCTAAAGCGTTTTGTGTCGGGTCTAACATTTTTCGGCTTTCCTCACTAAGTGAATTGTCGGGGTCTATGTACTGTTTTACTTCGCTGTAGTCCATGGTAGCCAACCGCTGTTACGCCATATTGCAACCATTGCGCGGGTGTTGGTTGTGGGGTCAAATAGGTCCTCGCAAGTTTCAACAATGCCTTTGGCTTGTAGCCAACCAATTGGCCAGTAAGTGTTAGGCCGGCACCAATACCCATTTATTTGGTATATGGAATAACTACCCCCGTTTGTGTCGTATGCGTTAAAAGCGTCGCTTGTGCAACGGCTTTCGCGCACGGCCACTTTTAAGGCTGTTTCTAATTCGCTTGGCGGTAATCCCTCGGCAAGGGCAAGCGTCGCAACCTGCGTGCACGTAGTGACCAATGCGGGCATTGTGGTTGTTGTTGTAGTTGTGGCAGGTAGTTGAGCGGGTACAACCTGTGTGGTAGTCGTTGGGGCCTGTGCATTACTGGCGCTAAATATCACTAAAACGCCTATAACTAAAGCAATTGCGCCTGTGGTCAATTTGTGTATAACCATTTGTTACAGCCTTTCCAATTGGTAGGGGTTTCCCCAAGTTCCGTGTACTGGGCTTTTAAAAGCCATTTGTGCGTGTAAGCAATCGAAGGTTTCTACGTCGCGAAATAGTTGAAACATAACTTGTTGCCCTGTTTCAAGGGTTGTTATGTAACACTCGTAAATAAAAGTTTGCGGCTCTGTCATAAGTTGGGCTTTCCGTCGGTACAAAAACCCTAGCCAACGATTGTTACGCGGTTGCGGATACCCCAAAGGTCGCTTCAAATATGGCTTTTACGGCTTCGGGATTGTCTGCCATAGCCGGCGAAAGTTCTATATGCCACCAATCGCCACCGGGTGCACCCGAAACGGTTTTTGTTTCGTACACCTTCCATGCTTGACGGTCACAACGCCATGACGCGCCCCAAGGTTTACTGAAATAGTCAATAACCATTTGCACACCAAAAGCGTTTGCGTTGGCTACCACTTTGTCAATAAAAACTTTAGATACCGCGCGCCCTTCTTTAATGCCTTTAATGTCCATTTTGCGGTAAGACAAATCCATTGCTCGACCCGTCGCGTGTACTGACAAATTGCCCGGCTTTCCTTTAACGTCGCGTTGGCTAAATGTCCCGTTATTCCACAAAGCACCGTTTGACCATTTGGCGGCTTGCCTAACCCATTCCTCGGTACCGGCACGTTTGGCAGCTGCGGGGCCGTCGCTGTTACCTATGTAGTCGCGCGCACCGACAACATTGGGTTTGGCTCTAGCAATCATTATTCCGTTGTTGTTCCGGGCTTGCTTTTAAGTCCGTTAGACGCAACAAGGCCGCTAAGTGTGCCAGTCAAAAAGACAAGCAACGTGCTTAGTAAGTCAATTAGTTGCGCGTCTGTTGGGGCTTGTTCGGTTGGTTGGTCTACAAACAAAATGCCGTATATAAACGCCATGACGGTAAACGAAAAGCAAATTGCCATTAGACGGCCAACAAAAACTATTAGCCCTGCGTGTTGTTGTTCGGGTGTTTTAATCACAACTGGCCTTTGTAAAACATTGGTATTCAATATTCGTTTTAGAAACTGTGCAACCACTACAACCCCAAACTACTACGCCGATTAAAAGCACGTACCCGATCATATAACGCCATTTCATTGCTCGGCTATTGGTGAAACGAACTCGCCGTATTCGCCAAGCGTTGGGTCAAACTTTATGCCCGGGCCTGCGTAAATGTTTCTAAAAGACGCGCTATAGGACGTTTGCAACCATTCGCCTTCAAAACCTATTGACGCAATAAATGCTTGACCTACTGGTTCGCTGTTTGGAAACGGCAAATTGTCGCAATCTTCATTGGCTATGACAATAACGCCTTCAACAATATTATTTTGAACTAATGCAAAATGTGCCACGGTTATACCTTCCACCTGATGTAAACAATTCCTGAACCACCATTGCCACCACTATTAGAACTTGATGTTCCAGAACCGCCGCCACCGCTTGCTGTGTTTGCTGCAGCGTTGGAGCCGTTAGCGCTCGTTCCACCGCCAGCGCCACCAATTGATGAACCGCCAGCGCCACCAGTAGCACCACCGCCACCGCCGCCGCCACCCTTGAACAACGCTGAACCTCCAATAAACGCGCTTACGTCATAACCTGCGCCACCTGCGCCACCAGTAGTACCTGACGCATTTGACCCGATGACACCTGAACCTCCACCGCCACCGCTTGCTTGGCTTGCCGTAGCAATGCCATTGCCACCTGCAAAACCTGAAATATTTGGAGCCATTCCTGCCGCGCCTGTAATTTCAGCATTAGCTGCACCACCACCACCGCCACCACCAGCACCACCAGCACGCGCTGGGTACAAAGGCCGACCGCCAAGACCTGCACCCGTACCACCACCAGCAACCGACGGGCTTTGAATTGTGTTCCCAATACTGCTTGAAGTTCCAAGCGACGGCTCAATAGTTCCCGATGTTGAACCAGCACCACCAGCGCCAATCGTCACCGTCAAGTTGGCTGACAAATAAATAGTGCTTAGCGATACGCCACCAGCACCACCGCCACCACCTGAATAACCACTAAAACCGTGGGCACCACCACCGCCACCACCACCTGAAAAAATTAGACAATCAAACAACCCCGATTTAGTAACCGTAAGCACACTTGATGAGGTAAAAGATGTGTAAGCGTAATCCACGCCGCCAATCGTTACATTGGTAACACCTGTTCCACCTGTCGCAGCGCCATAATTAGCACCGCCACCGCTAAAAAAAATTGCAGCACTAGCACTAGTAAAGTAAAGCGTGCCACCCCCCCATTGTGCCAACGCTAACGAACCTGCCGTTGTTACGGTGCAAGTTCCCGCCGTCACGGTTGCTGTTCCGGCGCCGATATTCTGCAAAAAGAGTGTGTCGCCAGCTGCAAAAAGTCCGCTGTTTACCGTAAAAGTTTTTGCGGTTGCTGCGTTCATTACTACGCGGGTGCCTTTGTCGGCTGCCACTAAAACGTAGTTGTCGGTTTTAGTACTTACCGTTTGGTTGTAGTCGTTTGCCTGCAGCGCGTCCATTTGGGCCGCTGTAAGTATTTGCCCTGCGGTGAAATCTTGAATAGCCATAGTGCCCCTTAGCCTAAAACATTTGTTGTGTCAATTGTGCCATATGTTGCGTTGTCTAAAATAAGTTCATACACGATAGTTGTCGGGCTTGTAAACAAAGCAACCCGGTGGCCGTCAAGGGTTATGACGTGCTCGACGCCCTCTACCGAAAGTTCCTGTGCCAATGTGGTTGTTGTGGACCCGGTAACAAACGTGCGTTGAATACTGATTGTGTCGGAAATGTCAATTACTGCCACGTTGTCCCGTTGCGCGTTAGTTAGGGCACCGAACACGGTTTCTATGCTGTTGTAACGGGCTTCGGGGGTGCCGTCCAAAAGGTAGGTTGCTGCAGCTGCTAGTTCTGTGTCGTCAAGCAAACTGTTTGTAATGCTGTATGTCTGCACAAAAAAAGCGGCTTGGCTGGCAAGGTCGTCGGCTGTTGCGGTGGCGGTGCCGAGGTTTTCAACATAAGCCCTGTTTGTCACGGAATCCGCCTCAAAGGTTATGCCCAAATTTGTGTACGGTACGCCTGTTCCGTCGTCCATAAAGTCAATTGCTGGCGCGCTGAGCGTTGTTCCGACCCTTGGCGTAAAGGTCAAAACCCCTTCGCGTGACACAAAAAAGCGGCCAAATTCTGCGGTTTGGTTTACTTGCAAAAGGTATGCCAATACGTTTGTACCGCCCGGCACGGTGTATGCGGCGTCGTGGCCTAGGTCAACGGTGCCAATGTCAATGTTGCGCGCTGCACCTGCGGGGTAATTAACTTCGGGTAGGTCTAAGACGGTTTCTATGCGTTCGCCTGACGTTTCTACCGCAACGTTTAGTTCGTCCATAAATGTCTGACTAAGCAAATAGAAATTGTCCGAGCAATAGACGGTTACGGTGTCAATTCCGTCTAACGAAAAGTTGTAGTCATAATTAACAATCTTGCCTCGGTATAAGTATTCGGGGTTGTTGGCAATGTCGTAGCGGATTAGTTCAACGGCGCGCAATGGGGCTAAACCCGGCAATGCTTCGGGGGTGTTGTAGTACGGGCCGTTTTCGTCAAATGGGTTAAAAATGCCGTCCACGTCGTTAATAGTAAAAGTCATGGTGCCAGCTGCAAATTGGTCCCCAATGTCACGACGTCCCCGCCTAATACTTAT